TCAGTCTTCGTCAGAAGTACACTGAAGAGCTTGATGAGAAAGCTTTCCAACTACTTCGCTCTGGTAGGAGCAAGACTGAAACAATCGCAGCGCTCGATATCTATCAACAAACGTTCTACGATTGGATGCAGGTACACCCTTCGTTTGGCGAGGCTGTGAAACTTGGGTGTTTAAAAGGCGAGGCTTGGTGGCTTGAGCAAGCTGCTAACAGAACGTTTGATAAAGACTTCAAAGACTCTGCTTTTAAAGCTCTGATGCAGCGTCAATACAATCACAACGTTAAAGATCGCATGATACGAGTTGATTTGCTTGCTAGCACAGCAGTTGAATCGTTCAAAAAGATAATGATTGCAGTCTCTAGCGCTGAAATATCAACGAAAGAAGCATTAGAGTTGTCGCAAGTCTTACTAGCAAGTGTCAGTGCTAAAGAGAAAGAAGAGCTGGAGCAGCGTATCGTCGAGCTTGAAGAGCTAGCAGCTAATCAGTGATCATAAAGCTAAGCGATACGTTTAATCTGCGACCGCAGCAGCGCGAGCTGTTACAAGAATTCTTTTACAGCAAGAGACGCTACTTCGTTAGAGTAGCGCACAGGCGCTTCGGCAAAGACTTTGAAGCATTTGCACTAATGTACGCTGCTGCAATGCAGCGCGTAGGCATCTACTTGTATCTACTCCCGACAATCAATCAGTCAAGAAACGTAATCTGGCAGACAATTGGCGAAGACGGCACTAAGCTTATCGATAGAGTACACGAAGATTTAGTTGCAAAGCGTAACGAATCAGAACAAAAGATCGTGCTAAAAAATGGCAGTATCATTTACGTTAGCGGCTCAGATAACTTTAAGCGATTGATTGGAATGAACGCTGCAGGCATTGTCTTTAGCGAGTATCAAGACAGCAGCACGCTAGCTTATCAGTCACTAAGCCCGATGATCGCAAGGAATCAAGGCTGGGTTTTGTTTAACGGAACGCCACGGGCTTACAATCACTTCTCTGACTTGTACAACGACATGAAAGACAATAAAGATTGGTACGTCACTAATCTAACGTGTAACGACACGTACGACAACAACGGCGAACGTATTATTACTAGCGAGATGATCGAGCAAGAAAGAAGCAACGGCATGCCAGAAGAGCTAATTCAGCAAGAATACTTCGGTTCATGGGCAGCGGCACTACGCGGAGCATACTACGCCGAAGCTCTACGAATCTGCAGAGAAGAAAATCGCATAGGCAACTTTCCTTTTGTCGATTTGTACCCAGTCTACACAGGCTGGGATTTGGGCGTTAGGGACAGAACAGCTATCTGGTTCGTTCAAGTCTACGAAAACAAAGTACATCTCATAGACTACTACGAGAACGACAGCAACGGCATGCAACACTACGTTGACATCATCAATCAGCGTAAGCTTAAATTCAAATACAGATACAGCACGCATTTTGCACCGCACGATATCGAAGTCAGGGAATTCGGCAGCGGCAAATCAAGAATCTCGCAAGCAAGAGAAATGGGGCTACAGCTACGAACAGTACAGCGAGTAGCAAACAAAATTGAAGGCATACAAGCAGTACGCTACATGTTCAAACGATTTCATTTCAACGAAGTAACAGCTCGGCAAGGACTCAAACACTTGCACGAATATCACGCAAGCTACAACGCTAAAGCAGATGTCTACTCAGTTGACGCAGTGCACAACAAAGCAAGTCACGGAGCAGACGCTCTACAAACGTTTGCACTGGGTTGGCTAAAGCAGTTCGAACAAGCAGAACTAGCAAATCAAATACGTTACGCAAATTTGTATTCAAAAAATGTGACAAGCTTAAGATAATTAAGCTAGACTGTGTACATACACTAGACAAGGAGCAGTCGCATGGGTGTGTTTGTTTACTCAAAAACGAACGAAGTAGCAAAGAAGATTTGCGAGATGATCGAAGCTCCTGGCTTTACGTTTAATTCTCGGGGCGAAATGGACATCGTCATCATGCGTCACTTGAGCGATATTGGCAATGACATTTGGCCAACTTACTTCACAACTCTGGGCTCTCTTGCCGGCTCACTTGATATACATTTAGATCTAAACGAAGACAACGAAGTAGAGAGAGCTGCAAAAAAAGTATGCTCATCTAACAAATCTTGGTCTTACGTAAAAATTCAAAACGGTCCGCGGATGAATTTTGTGATCGGCTACTGTGACTGCTCACCGAGCCAGCCATTTGCTTACAGCAACACGCAGATGGCACAGAAAGGTCTAATCCAAACTACACATCTACCGGGCTAGCTATGCAAAAAGTTATCAAAGTTGAAGCGTGTAAAGAGTGCAAGGCTGGACATCACGCTTTTATCGCAACAAAGTATCAAATGACAGCTAGCTTTCAAAAGCTTGTTGAAATGACGTGCTCTAAATGCTTACTGTCGCTTGATTTGCTTGAGCTAGCAAACGTTAAGAAGATGCACAATGAGTCTAAAAGCAAGAGTAGTGAGACTGAAAGAAACACTGACTAGCATTAAAAAAATTAAGGTGATTTTAGGCACTGACAGTGAAGTAGTAGATGTGCCAAGGGAGTTGGTATTTAACATCGACATTGCAAGGAAGCAAGAATATGAGTAGCGCCGGAAGAGAACGTGACAGACTAAAAAAAGAAACAGAATTGTTAAAAGCAGAGCGTGCAAAAACAGAAGCTAGAACTAAGAGAGAGCAAGGGCGCTCAAAAAAAATAATGATCCGAGGTATTAGATCAAGACGTGGCGGATCTGGGTACGAAAGCGCGACATCAATGGGCAGCGCAGATGTTCCAGTGAGTCCAGCGCCTCAGGCCAAGGAATCTCCAGTACAACGTAGAGATCGCCGGTACGGACACATAGACTAGTGATTAAAACTACTAGCACTAAAGACGTAAAGCGCTTACTGCACAGAAGACAAACTGCTTATTCTCGAAAGATGCAATGGCAGTCTCTCTTACAGCACGTCTACAAGCTCAGTCAACCAAACCGTAACATACTGGGTGTAAATCCAGTAGGGGGCGGTGTTGGCTCATTTCAAGCGCACGGTGAAAACCTAAGCTGGGACGTGTTTGATTTGACACTAGCTCATGGCACAGACGTGTACGTCAATCGAATGGTGAACGCACTAATACCACCGGGCAAAAAGTGGCTTAACTTTATACCTGGCTCTGAAATCCCCGAAGAAAACTACGAAGAAGCTAAGGAAATCTGCCAAGGCTTAACGGATATTTTTTTTCGAGAGCTAGCACGCAGTAACTTTGATTCAATTGCACCTGAATGTTTTTACGACATGTGCGTATCTACAGGCTTTATGATTATCAATGAAGGTCGGGACGAAGACGACGCAGCGTTAATCTTTGCTTCAATGCCACCTAACGTTACTTACGCAAGCGAGGGTGTGCATGGCACTTTCGATGCTTACTATCGTGACTTTGTTGATTTGCCAGTAGAGCACGCTAAAGAAATGTGGCAAGACTTCTGCATGCCAAGCGAGATTGTAGAAAAAGACATCCAAGATACGACGATTACACTGTATGAAATTACATACTTTTGTTACGACGATCGGAAGTGGCATTACTGTGTAGTGTATCCAGCATCACATAAAGTCTGCTATGAACGCATTGAAGACTGTAGCCCGTGCATTGGCTTTCGTTCTAAAAAGCTTTCAGGTGAAGTCTATGGGCGCGGCGTATCTTTAGATGCTGCCGGCGCTGCTGCAACTATCAATCAAGCAATGTACGACGAGATACAAGCTGCAAACTTTCAAGCACAACCAATCTACATGGGATTTGACGACGGTGTATTTAATCCTCACACGTTTAAGATGGCCCCCAACACTATTATTGCTTGCTCTCCTAGCGCTTCGGGCGCTTGGCCGTTGCAACCCCTACCCCAAGCAGGAAACATTCAATGGACAGCAGTTGTAATTGAAGACTTGCGCAAGCAAATTAACGACATTATGCTAACGGCCCCCTTTGGCTCTGTAGATTCTCCGGCTCAAACAGCGACAGAGATTATCCAGCGTCAGCAACAGATACTTGAAAACGCGTCTGCTGCTTTTTCAAGGATACAACGGGAATTCTTCGAGCCTGTCGTTAAACGCGTTATTAGCATTTTAAAGAACAAAGGCCTGTGGGACGACATCGAAATCGACGGCAAGATGCTATCTGTTTCATTTGAAACTCCGCTAGCTCAAAGCGAGTCACAGCAAGACGTTCTTAAATTGCTTCAGCATCATGATGCATTAGCCTCAATTGTTGGCCCTGAAATGTCTGTCGGCTTCTATCATCTAGACGAAATTAGCGGCTGGATTGCAGACAAGATGAACGTGCCGTTAGAGCTCATCAAGTCACAAGAAGAATTAATAGCAGTTTTTGAAAAAATGCAGGAAGCACAAGCTGCTCAGGCAGAGCAGACACAAGAAGGAGGCGGCATACCTGAAGGTGAAGAAGTCGCAGCACAGCAAGGAGTGCAGCAATGAGCGAACAGGATTCAGAAATAAGCAAACTTTATAAGTCAGTAGGCGTGTTATTTTCAGGTGACGAAGGTAAGCAGGTGCTTAAACAGCTAGAAGGCGTCTTTATGTATAGGCCTGTTTCTCCACCAGGGCAGGCTGATGGTTATTCGTATTTTAGGGAAGGTCAAAACGACTTAGTACGCATGTTCAGAATACAAGCTACTAAGGCGCAAAAAGGAGAGTAGTATGTTCGAAGAGGGGACGCAAGTTGAAACTGAGACCAATGATGCACATGACAGTTATTACAGTGAGCCAGGAAGTAGCGAGGCAGCAACAGAGCCAAAAGAATGGTTTTGGGCAGAAGGAGTACCGGGAACAGGTGAAGCGCCAGCAGGCTACAAAGCAGACAAGTACAAATACGCAACAGACCAAATCAAAGCATACAGCGACCTCGAGAAAAAGTTTGGCGGCTTTACTGGCGCGCCTGAAGAATACGATTTCAGCCAAATGGACGTTGATGAAGATCAATTTGTCGTCAAAGAACTAGCAGCCGCAGCTAAAGACTTAAACATGTCGCAAGCATCATTAGACAAAATGCTGCACACGCTTGTTGTAGCGCAACAAGCAGAAGACAACGTTAATCTAGAAGACAACATCAAAGCCCTAGGCCCCAACGGCGAGCAGATGATCAAAGCGTTCAACGAATGGACTAGCACAAAATTCTCACAAGAAGAATCCGACGTAATCAAAGGCTGGGTCAAAACTTCTGACGACTTAAAAATGCTAGACCGTATCAGAGCCAATACCAACATCTCATCAATGCCAACAGACACCTCAATTCGCATGTCAATGTCGAGCGAATCAGTACTTGATGTCAAAAACGAAATGGGCCGCAACCTGGAAAAGTTCAACAACGACAGAATGTACAGATCAGCGCTGCTTAAGAAACTCGATGACGCAGTAAAAAGAGAACGCTAGCTTGCAAACATACAAACGTGCATCTACACTGTAAATATATTGAGCCTCGAAAGAGATACCTCATCTTAAACGCTGGCTGGCGATACTAGTAATACCGCTCTTGAGTAGCCGAAGCAAAGAATCGTTTCAACTACTTAGGGGTTTCTATTATGGAACTAAATAACGTCCAACAAGTCGCGTATGACGCATACGTGCACGCATTATTTCAATCAGAAGGTGGACTACTAGACGGAAGATGTCGCGATCGTCCAGGTGTCATCGGTACTACCGATCAATACCGCGTATCTAACCAAGTTGTAGCTACACAAAAAGCGCCACAGGATGCTTTAACCGTACTTAACATGCGTTTTGATCCGGTCATCTGTACGTTAGCCAACTGGTCTGCCCCCGACTTCGTAAACGTTTTTGAGCAAACGGACGTAAACTTTCCGATTGCACGTGAAGTAGCACAGGGTATCGTAAGAGCTGTAAAACGCCGTGGCGATCAAATGAAGCTTGACGCGCTAGATGCCTCTACAACTACTAACGTAATTGCAGCGGCTGCTACTGGCTTCACCTTTGAGAAATTCCAAGAAGCAATCCAATTACTAGCTGCTAACTCAGCTGGCCGTGGTAAAATTTGCTGCGCTATCTCTGCTTCTGCTCAGTACGACTTATTGCAAGAAGAAAAAATTACCAATCAATTCTATGTCGACTACAAGCCAATAGCCGGCTCAGGTCTAGACGGACGCTTCGTACAAAACGTAGAGTTCATCTTGATTCCAACAATGCTAGAAGGCGGGTTGCCATTGAACGGTGCCACTCGTACCTGCTTTATGTGGAACCACGAGTCACTAGGTTACAGCTACAGTGATTTAGAGAAAACAGACATGCAGTGGCAAGGTTTGTACGAATGTTGGTTAATCAACGCTCGCATAAAAGCCGGTGCAGTTGCTGTAGATAACAGCGGTATTGTTAAAATCAACATCACCGAATAAGGAATCTAGAAATGACTTTTGATTTAAACGGTTTTCAAAAATACAGCCAAGGTGAAGCAATTGATTGCTCAGCAATGTACGGCTTTACCAGTGCAGTAGATAACGTTGCAACCATTGCGGGTGCTGGTTACTTTAACCAAATCGCTCGTAAACTTGCAGTGGGCGACGTACTTTACGTTACAGGTACCAACGGCGCTGGCTTTAATACAGTCACAGCCGTAGCGCCTAACGTTACTGTAAGCGCACTAGCTGCATTAGGACCAGCTTCTGTAGGTACTGCTAACTTAGATGATGGCGCGGTAACAAGTGCAAAAGCAGCTGTTAACTTAATCCAGGCAAGCTCAGTAGCGTTAACTGCAGTACAATTTAATGGTATGTTTGCCACTCCTATACAGCTAGTTGCTGCCCAGGGTGCCAACAGAGTTATTAGATTGATAACAGCTACCTACGCGTTTGATTTTGGTGCAACGCAATACGCTAATGGTGGCGTT